GAAGTCCTACGAGAGGGAGAACCCTGGGAGCGACTTGAAAGCACCCAGCAAGGAGAAGGGCAACAAGAGAAGAAAGTCCTTCTGTGCTCGGATGCGTGGCATGAAGAAAAAACTTACAAGTAAAAAGACAGCAAATGATCCTAACAGCAGGATCAATAAATCACTAAGAGCTTGGGATTGTTAATTTATGAATTCAACTGAAAAAATGTTAATATGCGAATCTTGTGAATTTTATAGAAAATCAACAAAACAATGCAGATTATGTGGATGTTTTATGCCACTGAAAACGATATTGCCTGGACAAAAATGTCCAGATTGGCCACCGAAATGGGAGTAGATTATGTCAGAAATTGTTGATCCTAAACTAAATCAGCATCAGATTTACTTAGGTAATCCAAATCTCAAAAAAGTAAATGTTCCAATTAATTGGACTAAGAAGCAGATTACCGAGTATATGAAATGCAAAGAAGATCCTGTCTACTTTGCTAAAAATTATTGCAAAATTGTTTCTTTGGATGAGGGTCTTGTCCCATTCAAATTATATGATTTCCAGGAAGACATGGTTCGCCGCTTCCACGATAATAGATTTAATATTGCAAAGTTGCCACGACAGACAGGTAAGTCAACTACTGTTGTTGCATATTTAATGCATTATGCGATTTTTAATGACAATGTTAATATTGGTATTCTTGCAAACAAAGCACCGACTGCAAGAGAACTTTTGGGAAGATTACAACTTGCTTACGAAAACTTGCCTGTATGGTTGCAGCAAGGTATCATAGCATGGAATAAAGGTTCTATGGAGTTGGAAAATGGCAGTAAGATATTGGCATCTTCTACATCTGCGTCTGCTGTCCGAGGCATGTCGTTTAACATCATCTTCCTCGATGAGTTCGCGTTCATTCCAAACCATATTGCAGAGCAATTCTTTAGCTCTGTTTATCCTACTATTTCTTCTGGTAAAAGCACAAAAGTTATCATCATCTCAACGCCAAACGGGATGAACATGTTCTACAAGTTATGGCATGATGCCGAACTTGGTAGGAACGAATATGTTACCACAGAAGTTCACTGGTCACAAGTTCCAGGAAGGGATGATGCGTGGAAACAACAAACTATTGCAAACACTTCTGAACGACAGTTCACACAAGAATTTGAATGTGAGTTTCTTGGATCTGTCGATACATTAATCTCAGCAACTAAGTTGAGATCTATGACATATGAAGAACCTGTTAGGGAAAGTAAGGGTCTTAAAGTTTATGAAGATCCTAAACCTGATCATGAGTATTTAATGACAGTTGATGTTTCCAGAGGAACCAACAATGATTACTCAGCATTTATTCTTTATGATATTACAACAGTTCCATATAAAGTTGTAGGTACGTATAAGAACAACGAAATTAAACCTATGTTGTTCCCCAACATAATTAACCAAGTATCAGTACTATACAATAAAGCATTTATATTGTGTGAGGTTAATGATATTGGAGATCAAGTAGCATCTATTCTACAATATGATTTAGAAAATGAAAATCTTTTAATGTGTTCTATGCGAGGTAGAGCAGGTCAGATTGTAGGACAAGGATTTTCTGGATCGAAGACTCAACTTGGTGTTAAGACAAGTACAACTGTAAAGAAGATTGGTTGTTCCAATTTAAAACAATTAATTGAAGCAGATAAACTTCTTATTAATGATTATGATATCATTTCAGAGTTAACTACTTTTATTCAAAAGAAACAGTCCTTTGAAGCAGAGGAAGGATGTAATGATGACCTTGCAATGTGTCTGGTTATCTTTGCATGGTTAGTTGCTCAAGATTATTTTAAAGAGATGACGGACAATGATGTTCGTAAGAGATTATATGAAGAGCAGAAGAATCAAATTGATCAAGACATGGCACCATTTGGATTTATTAATGATGGATTATCAGATACTACTGAGGTAGATAATGAAGGAAATGTTTGGTTCTTTGCAGATAATGGATATGGTCAGTATTCTGATAGTAGTGAGTATGGTGAGATGAATTACATGTGGGAGTATAGATGAGTGAGTTCGAAGAAGATAAAATAGAATTAGAGCATCTACTTTTTAATGAGAGAAGATGTAGATCTTGTTTTACTACTAAAGATCTTCTTGTAGATTTTTATTTGATTAGAAAAAATAAAAAAGGATTTCCATCTTCATATTCATATGAGTGTAAAGAATGCACAAAAAAACGAGTTTCTGATGCAAGAAAAAAGGTTGTAGATAAAATGGTAACAAATATCTTTGGTAGATGGGAATATCCTGACTGGTAGTACGTTCATGCACTGTTTCCCCCTTTAAAGTAGCAAAAATAATAAATAGATTTAGAAAATATGAAACTTTTTAGGAGATACAAATGGTTGCGTTACGCTCACCAGGAGTTGTTGTTAGGGAGCAAGACCTAACAACGGGAAGAGCAGACATTTCAGATGGTAATATTGCTGCTTTTTCGGCTCCATTTACTCAGGGTCCAATTGGAGTACCCGTTAGAATTCAAAGTGAAGCAGAATTAATTGAAGTATTTGGAGAACCAAATAATTCAAACTCAGAATATTTTTTATGTGCCTCTAACTTCTTGCTGTATGGTGGAACTTTATCGGTAACTCGTGTTCCATCAACACAACTGAAGAACGCTACAGCACGCCTTGGACAGTCTGTAGAGAGCATTAGCGTAGATATTGCTGGTGGTAAGTATGTTTCTTCACCAACAGTTACTATTGCTGCACCAGACCAGGCTGGTGGCACTCAAGCAACCGCAACTGCACAAATTAATGCACAAGGAGAAGTCTTTCTATTTGACGTAACTGAGGTTGGATCTGGTTACAGTGCTCCTCCTACAATTACAGTTGCTCCTGTTGGTGAACAAGCAACCATCAATGCAGTTGCAGGAACAACCGCAGAATTAACATCTTTAGATGCTATTGTAACCGGTGCGATTCCTGATGCAACATATAGTGGTGCATCAGAAATTGATAATCAGGGATCTGGTTACAGTGCTGTTCCTACAGTCACAGTTACTTCAGACGGAAGTGGAAGTGTTCCTCCATCTGGAACTGCAACTATTGCAAACGGTCAGGTTACTTCAATCACAATCGATGGTGGCGATTATACAGGTGTCAGTTCCTATTCAGTAACCATTTCTGATCCAACTGGTCTTGACGTTACTGTTGGAAACGTCGGAACAAATTATGATCCTGGTACGGTTTATAATGTAACTGTTTCTTCGACTGGAACTATTACTACTCAATTTGCAGCAACTGCACAAGTTGGTGCTGGTGGTGCTATTACCGGATTAAATATTACCAACTTTGGTAACTACGGTCCAGGAACACTCACCGGAGTCATTCCAGCTCCAGGAACAACAGCAACTGGAACCGCTACTCTGGTTTCTGACCCTGTTCTGATTGAAAGATCAGAAGTTTATGAGGCATCTTATGCTAACAATAATACAGCAACTTTCTTCTATGCATCAAAAACTGCAGGAGATTGGGGAAATAATTTAAGAATTTGTACCGTTGATAGAGGTCCTTCTCAATCACTATACTTCCTTCCTTCTGAATCTGTACCTACTGTTGCTCTTGATGGATCTGTTATTGTAACAGCAGGAAATGGGGCGCGTGGAAGAGTTATTGATCAGACAGTGGGTAGCGATGGTGGTGCAATTCTTCACATCGTTCATGTAGACGGTGGAAATGTCTACACCACTTCTCCATCAAACGTATTCACTGGTGGTGTAGCAGTTACAGTTGAAGGAACTCCATACACACTTAAGTCAGGTTCTGACGGTGGAGTTGATAGTGGTGATAAGTGGTATTCTACAAAACCATTATACGCTGGATCTAATGTTCTTTGGAATTCAATCGCAGCAAGACCTGGAACTACTGATGATGCCGAAGCATTTTCTACTGCTGGTGCATCTGCTTATGATACAGTTCACCTTGCAGTTGTTGACGAAGACGGAGGACTGACTGGCACTAAGGGTACTTTGTTAGAAACTTTTACATACCTCTCTAAAGCAAATGATGCAAGAGGTCCACAAGGAGGTTCAAATTACTACAAAGATGTAGTTTCTACATCCAGTAATTATATTTACGTTGGAGATACCTCATATGATTATGAACCAAAAACTTATGTTTGGGAACCAACTGGAACTAAAGCATATGCTTTAACCAATGGTAGTTCTTATCCTACTGATTCTTTTGGTACATATAATCTCACTTCATCAGATGTTAATGCTGGATATGCAGAATTTGTTGATCCAGAAAGAGTTACTATTGATTATGTTTTAATGGGTCCTGGTTTAAGCACTGAACTGGCAAGTAAAGAAAAGGCATCTTATATTTCATCAATTGCAACAAATAGAAAAGATTGTATTGCTTTTGTGTCACCACACAGATCAGCAATTCTGTCGGACTCTGGTGCTGCTCTTGCAAACAAAGACATCGTAGATAATATTAAATCATTCTACTCCTCTCTTGGAAGTAGTTCATATGTAGTACTTGATTCTAACTACAAGTATATCTATGATCGTTGGACTGATGTCTATCGTTACATTCCATGTAATCCTGATATTGCAGGTTTGGTTGCAGATACTGCAATTAGAAATGAACCATGGTTCTCTCCAGCAGGATTTAACAGAGGTGGTATTCGTAACTTGGCAAAACTTGCTTGGTCTCCAGGAAAGTCGGACAGAGATGAACTCTATGCAAATAGAATTAATCCTATTGCAATTTTCCCTGGTCAAGGAGCAGTTCTTTTCGGAGATAAGACTGGTCTTTCCAATCCTTCAGCATTTGATAGAATCAACGTTCGTAAACTGTTCCTTGTTGTTGAGAGAGCAGTTGAAAGTGCTGCACAAGCACAACTATTTGAAATTAACGACGCAACTACAAGAAACTCCTTTAGAGCAATTGTAGAACCATTCCTCCGTGATGTACAAGCAAGAAGAGGAATCGTTGACTTTGAAGTTGTCTGTGATGCATCTAACAACACCCCAGCGGTAATTGATGCTAATGAGTTTGTTGCTGATATCTTTATCCAACCATCTCGTTCTATCAATTTTGTTAGACTGACATTCACTGCAACGAGAACTGGTATCTCGTTCGCTGAGTCCACTGGACGCTGATTATTCAATAAATATTTAAACGGGAGATACTAAAAAAATGGCAAACATTATCGATTTTAAAACCAGATTAAAGGGCGGCGTTCGCCCTAATCTGTATCAGGTCTCAATTCCATTTCCAGATGCAACCTTTGCTCTTGGCAGACAGAATAGTGATACTGATTTAACTTCACAAGCAAAGTTTCTGTGCAGATCTGCACAGATTCCTGCAGCAACTCAAGGTCTGATTGAAGTTCCTTTTAGAGGTCGTTTCCTTAAAATTCCTGGAGATAGAACCTTTGATGCATGGACTGCTACATTCTATAACACCGAAGACTTTGATCTTAGAGCAGCGTTTGAGCAGTGGATCAACATTGGCAACAAAACTGATGAAGCACTTGGCACCATGAATTTTGGTGGCGATGCTTACGGTGGTTATTTCAGAGATATCAAAGTTGTTCAACTTGATAAGAACGTTGATTCTGCTGGTTTAACTGCTGTTCAAACTGGTGCTGCAGAAGATCCAAATAGAGTCCTCAGAGTTTATCGTCTTGTAGGTGCATGGCCAACTTCGGTCGGTGCAATCAACCTTGCATACGATAGCAACGATCAAATTGAAGAATTTGACGTTGAATTCCAGTATCAATATCTGGATGCAGGCGAGACAGATTTCAATGTTGGTGGCGGAGAGTTTACTCAACTCAGAACTGTTTGATATTTAGTTTACTAAATAGTATAACGGTTCACGGTCATATTTGGAATGGCGAAGTTATTTGGATTTTCAATAGAAGATCAAGATCTAAAAAAGGGGGCGAAAAATGCAACGTCCCCCGTCCCACCTACAGATAACGATGCATCATCCGCTATAGTTCCCTATGGCGGATGGTTTGGTCATTATGTAGATCTCGATGGGATGAAGCATAGAGATGAGGCAAACCTCATCCGAAAATATAGAGAGATGGCACTTCTTCCAGAGGTAGATAGTGCAATTGAAGACATTACAATTGAAGCAATTGTTTCAGATAAAGATGATAGTCCAGTAGAAGTAGAACTATCAAATCTGAAAACATCGGATTCTATTAAGAAAAGAATTAGAGAAGAATTTGATCACGTAAAACGTCTTCTTGATTTTGATAAATCTGCACATCAAATTTTTAGACGTTGGTACATTGATGGTAGATTATATTACCATAAAGTTATTGATCTTTCCGACTCATCAAAAGGAATTCTTGAGTTAAGATATATTGATCCACTAAAGATCAAAAAATATCGTTTGGTTGAAAAACCACCAGTTAATGCTGAGCAATTCAGGCAGTATGATTTTGGTAAAGTTACTGAATTCTATCTGTATAATGCAAAAGGTATTAACTCAAGTAATCAAGGAATTAAAATTGCTGAAGATGCCATTGCATCGGTAACTTCAGGTCTTAAAGATCAAGGAAAAAACCTTGTCCTAAGTCATCTTCATAAAGCAATTAAATCTGTAAACCAACTGAAAATGTTGGAAGACAGCATTGTAATTTATAGATTATCAAGAGCACCTGAACGTAGAATTTTCTACATCGATGTTGGCAATCTGCCAAAAGTCAAGGCAGAGCAATATCTTCGTGATGTCATGTCTCG